GGGCTTGCTCGTCAGTTAAGGTACCGGGTTTCCCTGGCTGAGGCTTTTTTGGCTGCACCTTTGCAGCTGCAGCCTCCGCTTCAGTATCTGCCTCAATATCCCAAGGAGCCTCGCCGCCTCCGTCAAAATAAGCGGTGTACTCTGCTTCCAGTCCTGGGATGACGCCAGCCTGCGTGAGCATATTAACAGCCCCGCGCGAGAGCACCTCGTCAGGGATCAAGCCTGTGTCCTTGAGCGTCTTGATGGTATTTACGCCAGTGCTGCCCAAATCTGACCGCTCTTTGTCGCTCATCTGCCAAAGGCTTGCCCAGAGATAATACACTTCCGGTGGGCGAGAACCCAACGCGGCGCGAATCAAGCACTCGTCGAACATTTCTAGTGCAGGCGTGATCTGAAGCTCTTGGATCGAGGACAAGTGGTCGTAGTAATGGCGCAGGTCGCCTTCTCCGGTAGAATTAAGGCCACCGGGGGAATTACCAAACAGGCGAGTCATCGGCACATCAGCCGCGCCTGAAGCATTCTGGCTGAACCGATCCATGATGTCCGGCAAGGCGGCGAAGCTGTAAGACTTCTGCTCGTATTCCTCCATCTCACCGTCAAGGATCAGCATGCCATTGTTGCCTTTGGCGACTGCGGCAAGCGCATAGCGCGCCAACAGCTTTGCTTCCTCGTAGGGGTTACCGGCGATCTGCATCAAGCCTTTCACCTTGATGACGTCAATCTTAGCCTCGAACACCAGAGAGGCAATGTTTGTCGCAACCGAGTCGAAGTGTTTGACTGCAGGCAACGTGGCCAGCAGAACGCTTGTTCCGAGCCGAGAACCGTGGCCTTCGCGCGTTCCAACAAGCAGGTTGTCATCTGGGCTTTCACTGCCCAGAAAAACGATGACGCGTGAAGGGTCAATCCTGACGTTTCCAGACGTGGTGCTAACAACGTCGAACCACTTGGGTTTTCCAAATTGGTCCGAAAGCGCGTCCTGTTCGATTTGGCCTGGGCTAAGCTGACGGTGCGTGAGCACCGTGACAAAGCGGATGCCGGATGCCTTGACCTTGGAAAGATCAACCGGCTGCATCTGATCGTCGCCTAGGTCGTAGTAGACGTAGCAGCAGCCGTACAGCCTCGCAAGCTTTTTAGCGCGAGTGAATTTTTCCTTAAGCCCGAGTTTCTTCTCAAGGCCTTCCAGCTTCTCGATTTGGTCTTCTTCTGCCTGCCAATTGCGCCAGCGACGAAAAGTGTCAGTAGCCGGAACGTCGATGATCTTCCTAGCCAACCAAGAAGTCTTGTAGGCGGCAGTCAATTCTTCGTCGTTGATATAAGTTTCAGCGTACACGACAGAAGATGCTTTGTCACGGGCAGTGCCGAGAGACGCTGTGATGCTCTCCAGTCCATCTGCAATGTTGACAGGCATATTCATGATCAGAGATTATCCAGGTTGATTCGGTCATTGCCGGAAAGCATGTCGCTGATGGCGTCCATCAGTGGGTCGACTTGGTCATCGTGCCCAGTTCCGAGGCCGTCGAAGATGGCAAGCTCAGTGCGCAGGCTATTTATCCACGGGGCGTTCTTAGGTAGCCAAACCATTCCGCTCGATACCCAAGGGGCCGCGTCTAGGCCTCGGGTATATTTGTCGCGGTTACGCTGAATCGCTTGTACAGGGACACCTTTACGACGCAAACCCTGTATAAGCCCGGTTCCGCTAGCCTTGTCTTCAATCTTGAACCCGCGAGGGTGAATGCCCAGGGTCCTGTATCGGTTAAAAAAGAACAACGCGTTCTTTTCTAATTCTGGCGCTTCCCACTTGCCTCGAAGCTGATCGACCAAATAGATGCCGGTGCGGTTCTTGGCCTTGCCCCAAAGTTGGAATACGCTGAAGTCATTGCGTTCCGTAGTCTTCATCGCGGTATCGCCGTACATGCAGAAGTAGTCTAATTCAGGAAGTTCAGCCCATTCTTGGAAAAAAGACATTTGGAACAGGGCGCCCTCGATACTTACCGGGCGCTGTTGATATTGGCTGTTGTAGGTATACTCGTCGGCCTTTAAGACCTCTATTTGCTCGAGATTGTGCTTATGCTCCCACAGCGGCCCCAGTGGCAGATTGTGCGGCAGCGGTATTCCGTGCGTCCATTGCCTTGGATATTCTGCATTCGTGTTCTCGATCAACACAGGCAAGTCAAGGTGGTGCCAGTAGTCGCCAGACCCGCCAGTAAGAAGGTGACCAGCAAAGTCTTCAGAGTGAAGGCGTTGCATGATCACGATGATCGGAACACCCTCATGAGCCAAACGACTTCTAAAAGTGTTTGTTGCGCGACGGTTTACACGCATACGCTCATTCGGGCTGAAAGCATCGTCTGGTTTTATCGGGTCATCGATTATAAGCGCACCAGTGAAGATGGTCTTGTCCATGTATCCAGCGCGAAAACCGGTAATTGGTCCGCCCGCGGCCTTGGCCAACAAACCTCCGCCTGCAGTGGTCTTCCAGCGGTCCTTAGCTTTGCTGTCTGTCTGAATCTCGAACTTTGGATCAGCATATTCTTGATAGCTATCAAGCTGAACCAACGTCTTTATATTGGCACTGTTTTCACCGGCGAGTTGGTCCGAGAATGTTGCGTGTATGAACCTAGCGCCGGGGTTAATTTGGAACCCCTTAGAAACAAAATTAACAACAGCGGACTCTGTCTTTGAATAACCAGGCGGCAGAGTGATGATGAGTCTCGTTATCTCACCCGTATACACCTTGTCCAGCGTGCTGCAGATAAGCGGGTGGTGCGGACCGACTATCAGGTCCAGCCCCTCTCTTTCGGGGAAATACCAGCGCATGAACGAAAGTAGGGGACCTTTCGGGCCTAGTTCCTTAGCTTTCCTTATCTCGACGGCTGAAGCCAAGAGCTTCAACATCGATGCCGAGTCGGCGTGCTTCATCGTAAAGTGCCTCCTCAGCGGTCAAGTCTTGCGTCAGGATGGGGCCACCATTAGGGCCCGTAAATTCCCTTTTTTCAGTAAGACCAAGCTTTCTCGAGATGATTGACGCATTGAAGATGTCAACCGCCGCGCCCTGAAACTGATCGTCGTAGATGATGCTTTCGATTTGGAGTATGACTTCAAGGAAAAAGCTTTCTTTCGACTCGCTCTCTACAATTTTTTCGCTTTCGGTTCTCTTCCATATAGACCACGTTCCAGGGTGCATGCCAATGAAATTGCACAGCCCGTTAAGAGTCAGCGGCCGTATTTTGTTAAGGTGACCGTACTGTGGCCCTTCTTTTCCGCTAAAAATACGCGGCTCAACGATCGGCGTTTTGTTGCTGTGGTCTCGATATTCCAGAAACCTTGACCACAGGTCCTCGGCACTGCCTACTCTTAACTTATTGAATGGCGCGCGGATTTCCAGGTAGCCCATGGTTTCTTTCACGACTTCGAACATTTCTCGGCTTCCGGCTGAGTCAAACGGCCAACCACTCTAGTGGCGTGAGTGCGTCTCAATGCTAACCTATATAGGCAGCCGGCAACTCTATGACCGGACAAAAGTCCGATTTAGTCTTTATCTTCACTTTCAGCGTCTTTGACACAAAAACCTCGGTAACCTCACCAACTAACCCCGATAAAGGCCCTTTAGTTACTGTGACAGTGTCTCCAACCCTTATACTTATAACAGCCACAAAAGGAGCTTCATTTAGTTCCTTGATCGTCTTTTCGAATATCATAAGTTCTTCGTGCGAGCATGTCTTTATCTGCGAATTCATAACAAGAGCACTAAAACTTGGAACCTGAAGTCTTTTCTTACACAACTCAGCATCTTTTAACCGGTGTTGGGGTATAAACACAAATCCTGGGAAAGACGCGACTATGCTTTTCTCTTTTCTTTTTGGCTTAAGATTCACTTGACGCGGCACCCAGGCTTCTATGCCGTGTATATGGTACAGTGACCGAGCGATAGAAAGCGTTGTTACGGACCTGCAGGTAGCCACGACGTATATATCCGTTACACCATCCCTTGTACCTTTTGCTATAGGTGTCTCAATCATTTATTGACTTTGGCCCCCGCCCAGTCGATATATACACAGTATAAAACAAATCAATAATTAAGTAAATAGGCTATTTTATGGTTTATTAAAATAGTTTGCGCGGCGTTAAAACACCGCGCAATACTTTACGTGATATATGGATCAGTTGTTGTTCAACGGGTCGGTGGCGTTGAAGTTCAGCATCCCCATCAATTCACCGAGGTAATGAAAGTTTTCAGGCGTCGCGCCGATTTCGGTCAACACATCAATCGCTTTTTTGGCGTCTTCCCTATCGAAAACCTCGGCAGAGGTTTGGATCAAACCCGCGATGAAAGCGATACTGGCATTTTCAAGTTTCATGGTCATTTCCACTTCGTTGTTGTTTCTCGTAACACAATCTTACATCGGGTATTTTCATATGTACATCGAAGAAATTCAAAATAATTAGCCCTCTTGTCGAGAATTGGTCAAATGACAATAATTAACTAATTGTCAAATTGGGGTAAATCTTTGTCTGATCTGGCATCTCTGGTCTTTGGTTGGTTTTTTATAAAAAATATCCAAAGTCTATAGATAATTATATTTACTCAATACTTTTGAAGAATCGGCTAACCCCTAGGCCCCTTGTTTATTATTTTATTATATATATATATATATAAACTAAATAACCAATAGACCTATAAGCTAACATAAGTGAACAAAATCAAATAGTTAGCTCCCCGAAACTTTGGTCATGTTCATTGGTCAAAGGCAATTTGGTCTTATTAAATAGTCAAATCTCATAAAGATAAATGCTTAAAATAATTGGCCCATTTAATTAAGAACGGCAAGGTCATTTATAAAACCCGTAAAGGTCAAATATAAAACGGTAGCTTGATGAAAAAACCATCAAATAAGCGCAATAAATATAATAAAAGCGATTGGTTTGTATATTGACCAAATAACCAACTCAACCGATACACCGAATAAAATAAATCACCTGAACCCAATTTCAACGATTTACATCATTAAATATCCGGTATATTGTGATAAGGACCTTTGCGGGTTGCTGCAAACGGAGAGAGGACTAATAGCCTAGGGTAGCTCCCTGGGTTACCTCTCTCCGCCAGTGACAAGCAGGTCTGGACAGCAGCGAATAAGGATACCCCATGAAACTCGCACCTTTGTCTCCGCCGTATGCAAATACACGAGAAGCGTATAAGCACCTGCTGGAGTATGACGCAACACCAACACTCCCAAAAATTGCTCCCAATGCCCCTGTGACACTTTTTGTCAGGAACAACTTTATCAACTACCGAGCATATGAGAGCTTTGAAGCCATATCACGGTATATGAGTAGCTGCGTTTTCCACAGCAATGTGCTTGTCAACGTTGAGCATTTCAAAGAAAGATACAGAGAACTTCAAGCTGCAAAAATGTATCGCATGATCACTGGAAAACGATACGAGCCATCTGAGGAAAAAGATACGCACAAGGTAGTGTGGCTCTTGTTTCAAGCTTCGCCGATGACGAAGATGAAAATTGCGAAAAATGGAAGACAAGGCAACGCTTATCTTTTCGACTTAACCAAGCTGGCTGAAAATGCCATCTCGTTTCCAAAGCAGTGCAAGGTGATTATTTCGGCAATAATCGATGCGAAGCTTTCTGCTTATACCCTGTATGAACTCCGCATTTTTGCCAACAACCTCCACAAATATGGCCTGAAGACGAAACAAGACCCGTTTAAGATACTCCAATATTACCTACCTCAGCTTCACGACGCCGGGCTACTTGAATACCCACGGAAGCAATATGAAAAAGATGAGGATACCGAAAATGAAAATCAATGAACTCGACTCCAAATATTTCTTGCAGTTTAAGCAAGTAATGGCGTATTGCCCAAAATGCGGGACAACCGATGGTGGTGACTGGTCCTGCTGCAAAGGAAAATGCCCGTT